TTTAATCTACCTGGCAGCGCGGCAACCGGGTTTAGAACGTTTGCGGCAGCTTATAGCAACACAGATCAGTTACCCTATCATGCGACAAATGGTACAGATTGGGAATCTGGCATTGGTACGTTTACAACAGGATCACCGAATACTATTGTCCGCACCACTATTTTAGAGTCGAGCAACAGTGATGCGGCTGTTGATTTTAGTGCAGGTGCGGATGTTGAATTGTTTGTTGAGTGGCCTGCAAAGATGGGAGAGCGTGCTTTTAGCTCGGGCTATATTAGAGGATTAGCGTTAAAGTACTCATCTGGTACAGCTTTAGTCATTGAGGCGGGTACAGTTGTTATCGATAACAAAGCTTTTACGCTTGCGCAGACAACCATAACGTCTGGCACAACAATGAAGAATTTGTCAGGTGCAACAGTGACTATCGGCGCATCTAAAGCGTATTTTGTCTACGCTTATGACAACGCTGGCACACTCGAGATCAGAGTGCAGGAATTTACTGGTTCAGGCGATGGAGACGCCCCTACATTTGACCAAGAACTTGACTACTTCAAAGGGTCGGTAGCAGGGTCACGCAGAATCGGGAAAATAATTACTAATGCATCGTCACAAATAATTATTTTTAAATCTCACGTATACGGTCGAACTAGACACTTGCAACTAGCTACATCTGGCGGAGCAATTGCTTTAGTTGCATATGGTGCAGCTACAACATACACAGCAATTACTACTACACCTTTTGTAACACCAGATGATGCAACGTATTACGCGGAGTATCAGGTGAGACGAGACTCATCCACAGGCTCAGCGCAGCTGTTATTATCGAGTGATGGTGGAGTGGCAGAAATATCAAATCTAAACTTCGGAGCGTCGATATTGCCAGCGGCTAGTAGTTTCGGTGCATTTATTATAAAAATACCGAATACAGGTACTTTGCATTACAGAGTCTCTGCTAGCAACTCAGGCTATATACGCTATCTTGGATCGGAGTTTTTTGTATGAGTTATATAGTTAAAATTGGCACCATAGAAGCTGTGTGGAATGGTGACAACCAAATCCCTGAGGGTTTCGTAGAGTTTAACGGAGATTTAACAGACTCGCTGGTTTGGGACAGTGAGCTTAATAATCTGCGCGAAAAAAATGTAGCTGAATTATTAAATGATCAACGACTGATAAAGATAGACTTACTAAAAACAGACTGTACTAACGCAATCCAGACAGGGTTCACATCTACAGCTCTAGGTGAGGCGCATATTTATGACTCATCGCTGCCACAAGATCAAACCAATTTGCTTGGTGCGCGTATCGCCGGCATTGATATGTTTTTTACCTGCACAGATAGTAACAGTTACAAGTCTCAAAAGTGGCATACAGCCTCACAAATGGCTCAAGTCTATATTGCTGGCATGGTACACCTGCAAACGCAAAAAGCACGATTCTACGCGCGTAAACTAGCCGTTGAGCAAGCCGAAACAATTGAAGCAGTCGAAGCGGTGGTCTGGTAAATGTACGGCGTAGGCGGCTATGGTGTAGACGGTTACGGATTCCTACAACCGACAGGAGGAACCACCCATAACGCCGAGCTAACAGAATCCACTCCGGTCACAGATAGCCAATCACTAACCTCCGCTTTCCAGGCAGCCAATTCCGAAACGTTTCCAGTATCGGAATTGGGGTCAGCCATTGCAGCCCTACTCAGTGCGCTGCAAGAAAGCATCCTACAAAGCGATGATACCTCTGCGACAGGCGTTTTCACGGGGGCACAGAGTGAAAACGTATCGATGGGAGAGTCCTCCGATGCGGGTGGGGCATCGAGCGCCACCCATTCCGAAACGTTCTCCGTATCGGAAGATCAACTAGCAAGTGCGACACTGAACGGTGAAATAGCGGAGCAGATCTCGGTATCAGATGCTTCTATCTCAGAGTCCAGCGGTATCAGCACGGTATCGGAAGCTCTCACTATATCAGGTGAACAAGCCGCACAGAGCCAACTGCAAGCCGCTCTAACGGAGTCCTCAACGGTGGAGTCGGTTGAATACTCTGCAAAGACTACCAGTGGGGACATCTCCGAAACCTTCCCCACAGACGGCGTACAGTCAGCGGAGGCCACTAATCTGCAAGTACTAACCGAATCGGTAATCGTAACAGGCGCTGAATCCGCTATCTCTGCGCTGGCGGGAACAGTAGCGGAGAGCTTTACCAACGCGGAAGCCGCTACCGCAGCCCTGTCGGCGCTGAGGGATCTCTCCGAAAGTTTTACGGTATCTGACACGACGAACTTCCAGATAACCATCGTAGAAGCTACGCTATCAGAGAGCTTTACGACATCCGCTGATGCCACAAGCATAAAATCTGCGGTTGCGGCGTTGGCGGAGAGCTTTTTAGCATCTGAAATTCAAGGTGGCGGGTTAACTTTCGATGCGATAGCCGCCGAACTACTATCAATCACGGAAACATCCAACGGTGTCATCGCGATATTCAAGATCCCGGCGGAGGTTGGTGTGCAGTTTTTTGTAGAAACGTTGCGCACGGTGGTAGAATTATCACCAGAACTGACGGTAGAAGTTGGTATTCAAGCCGTAAGCTCGGTTACAGAGTCAAACTACATATCGGTGGATGTTAAAAACCCGTAAGGATTAAAATGTTAAAAAGAATCGTGCTTGCGGTGAGTGTTCTATACAGCACAGGCTGCGCAGAAGTTATCCACGGCGACATGATCGCTATGGAGACAGTCAGTAAAATGGTCAATACATATTGCAAGCTCCCAGAATCAGCCCGTGCCTTGAACAGGGCTAGGTGGAACTGGGCGCTGCAACCAAATAAAATTCAAATAACGTGTAAATAACGATATGTCTAAGTTCATTGGTGACGTAGAGGCGGCTTTTACGCCTGGGGAAAAAAGAGTCCGATTAGAGGACTCTTTTGCGTTTATATCGGACCAACATAGGACCTTCATCTGTGTGGATAAAGGGTTTGAAACGGATTTTGCGTCTGTTCCAAAATTCCTGCACTGGTTTATAGGACCAACCGATACGAACATACGAGAAGCGGCGGTCGTCCACGACTTCATCTACTCGCGAATGACGGATCGGTTTACGCGGCTGGAAGCCGACAACATCCTCGTAGAAGGCATGGAAGTTCTGGGCGCGTCTCGATTTAAGCAGAAAGCTGTTTATGCAGCAGTAAGAATGTTTGGAGCTTCGCACTGGGGTAAAAGATCGGGTATGGGTGTGTAGATCGTGATTCACAAACCTAAAAAGCTCGCTTTTACGCCGAAGAAAACCGATGACGTAATCTTCGATTTCACAAACGAAGAGCTAGAACGGGGGCTTGGTGATATTCGGTGGAGGCTCAATAATCTTTACCGAATCATCAATAAGAAGAAACAAGTCGTTATATTTAGGGAGAACGAAGCGCAGAAATATCTGTACGATGGGATGCACACGCGAAATGTGATCCTTAAATGCCGGAAACTGGGCTTTTCTACAGCGATACAGATTTTAATGCTTGATACTGCGCTGTTCTCGCCAAATGAGACGGGAAGGGTAATCGCACAGGACTTGGGCATCGCCGAGGCTATTTTCCGAGATGTTTTCAAGTTCGCCTACGATGGGCTGCCAGACATCTTCAAAACCGCGCTGCCTACGGCAAGTGATCCGTCCAAGACCGTTATGGAGTTTAAGAACGACAGCCGCGTAGAAGTCTCCTCGAATGCACGGGGTACAACACCTACGATTCTGCACATCTCCGAGTTCGGGAAGATAGCTGCAAAAGATCCCGGAAAGGCGCGAGAAATAATCACAGGTTCTATCACTTCTGTGGCGGAAGATGGTGTCATATTTGTAGAATCCACTGCGGAGGGAGAGTACGGGCTGTTTTACGATATGGTGCAGAACGCTGTGGCAACGGCAGAGACAGGTAGAAAATTGTGGAAACTGCAGTTCAAGTTCTTTTTCTTTGCGTGGTTCCAAAACCCGGATTACACAGCGCCGAGAAATTCGGTAGTTCTGAGTTCTGAAGACGAGGAATACTTCGATGAGATTCAGGCTGAGACTGGCTACCATTTATCACCGGAGCAGAAAGCCTGGTACGCGCTATACCTTAGAGAAACGTACTCTGGCGACCGTTCAAGTATGTGGAGCGAGCAACCTTCTACGCATGCAGAAGCTTTTAAAATAAGTACGGAAAGTGCGTATTTTAAAAACGAGCTTAAAAACGCAAGGAAGCAGCAGAGAATAGGGCTATGCCCACACGACCCGCACTATCCGGTCAGTACGTTTTGGGACATAGGCGCAAATGATGAGACCGCGATCTGGTTTATCCAAGCGAAAAGAACACATTTTTCGATCATTAATTTCATGGAGGCAACAGGGGAACCCTTCGCGTACTTCGTAAAAATAATGTCTGAGATGAGCTATGCCTATGGCTACCACTATCTTCCCCATGATGCGAACCACCGGCGGCAGGGGGCGCAAAGGAACATGACACCTGAAGAAATGCTTCGGGAGCTAATGCCGTACTGGAAATTCGATCTGGTGCCGAGAACTCCGGACAAGCAGATGGCTATCCAACAAACAAGGGAAGTATTCCACATGTGTGTATTCGATGAAAAGAATTGCGCAGTTGGATTGAGGCATTTGCAAAACTTCCTAAAAGATTGGGACCCGCGAACCGGGACGTGGCGAAACATTCCGAAGAAAAACCCTTCTCGAAACGCCGCTGACGCTTTCTTGCAATTTGGACAAGCCAGAGCGCAAGGAATGTTCGGCGAAGTCTCGTCGAGTGTTCTCCCGAACTCAAACAGCCTGTTTGGGGTAGGTGTCGGGTACGAGCCTGCCGCGCTAGGGTTCTAGCTGTTGACAGTAACTAAACGCAGTAGTATACTAATTTAAAGAACTATTTTAGAAACCTCAACAGGGGTTCCCATGCGGGGACACTTGCGGAGGTTTTCCTATACTGGCGGCTAACTGGCAATGCGACCTACGACTACCTATCAGCAATTCTTGGAAAGAGCTAGAAAAACGCACTCAGAAAAATACACCTATTCCGAGGATTCGTATAAGGGCACTCAACACAACATCACAATTACGTGCGAGGAGCATGGGGACTTTTCACAAAACGTATCGAGTCATTTGAAGGGTGCGCAGTGCCCAAAGTGCGCTAACCTTCACAGAGTACGGAACCGCAGGTTGACTTTCAAAGAGTTTCACTCAAGAGCGGAACGCATTCACGATCACAGGTATTCGTACCAAGAAGCAGATTTAGAAACAGGCTCTGAGAGTATAGTTGAGATCACTTGCCGCGAACACGGAACTTTCGAACAAAAGGTTAAAAAACACCTCGAAGGGCAGGGCTGCCCGACATGTGCGAGATTGGCTACGAACAAGAGCAACGCGCTAACGTTTAAAGAGTTTGAAAAGAGATCTAAAGAGAAACATGGATCGCTATATGAATACGTTGAAAAAGGTTTCTCTGGAGCAAGACAGCTTACTACGATAGTCTGTAAGGAGCATGGTGCGTTTAGGCAGAGAGCCGCACAACACCTTAGAGGTCAAGGTTGCAAAGCCTGCGCTATTACTAACAAAGCCGACCACCAGACCTACACTTTTGATGAGGCTGTGGATAAGGCTAAAACAGTCCACGGGGATAAATACGCATACTTAGGGCTAGAGGGTGGACTACTAACCATCGAGTGCAACGATCACGGCGTTTTCACGCAACAGTACCACAACCACGTTCAGGGAAGCGGATGCCGAAAATGTTCCAACAACGGAACTTCAAATTTTGAGAAGGAGTTGCTGGAGTTTCTAAGCCCCTACAACGCACATCCGAACTACAGGCTTCCTTTAGAGGAAGGAAAAGTATTGCGTAACGCTAAGAGGAACGTTCACGTTTACGCGGAACTGGACGTATACATACCTAGTAAAAACTTAGCTGTAGAAGCTAATGGACTGTACTGGCACAACTTCGACCGTATCGGAAAGCACTACCACGCAGATAAATTACAAGTGTGCAACGAAAGAGGAGTAGATCTTATCCAGATATTCGAGGATGAGTGGGTATATAAGCAGGATATAGTGAAGTCAATCATTCTTACTCGACTTGGAAAATATGAACGACGAATATTCGCACGTAAGACAGTAAAGGAAACGGTTTCCGTAAAACAAGCTAAAGAGTTTTACGAAGCGAACCACATCCAAGGGTATGCAAATGCAGAAAAACACGAAGCCCTCACCCTCGATGGAGAGATCGTGGCTATGGCATCCTTTGGGAAGCGAGAATCTCTATTCAAACATTCTGAGATGGAGCTTATAAGATACTGCACAACGTTGAACACGCAGGTTGTTGGAGGATTGAGCAAACTCATATCAGAGTACAAAATCCTTAGAACATATTGTGATCTGCGGTTGTTCAACGGCAATGGATATAAAGCGTGTGGATTTGTAGAAGATTATGTGACGAAACCCGATTATTACTATACTAAACACGGGAAACGTTTTTCGCGGTACGCTTTTCAGAAGCATAAGTTGGCTGGCAAGCTTGAAACGTATGACGAAGATTTAACGGAAGTTCAAAATATGACGGCAAACGGGTACAAGAGAATATTCGGGTGTGGAAGCATGGTTTTAACGAGATATGCGGACATTTAGATCTGTAAATCAAAAGTGGACACTATCAAAAGCGTCCTTTAAAATACGCTTGTTTACGATATGATAACGCCCTCTAGGAGAGCATGATGAGTAAAACAAACGTGTTCGTGGACTGGGATCTTAACCAAGTCACCGTAACTGAAGTACCGGCAACGCCGCCTAAACCCGTAAACGGCGTTATCGAGGTAAAAATTGCGGGAAAACATTTTGTGGAAGGTATTAGAATGAAGATTACAGCTCTGTTTATGCAAATTTTTCTATTGACGATCATCGCGGCTCGCGATGCTTTCGGCAATGTTTTAGACGTTAACGCTTTGGGAAATGTAGCTTGGGCGTCCTCCGACCCGACCATCGCAGCTATTTTAGTCAACGATGACGGTTCTGTTTCGCTTATGCCGACAGGAAAGGCGGGTACTGTACAAGTGACGGCAATTGGCGATACTGATCCTAATACGCCAGAAGGTTTTGTCGGAATGATCGAATTTACCTTCTTACCAGGGGAAGTGGTAGCCATTGAACTTAGTGCAACGCCAGCAGTGACTGAACCCGCACCGGTTCCTGAGACTCCGGTAGACCCCGCACCGGTTGAAGAACCTCCTGTTCCAGACGCTGAATAATCTAAAACAGCGCTTTAAATATGGAAAAGCCCCCGCCTAAAAACAGGGGCTTTTTTATGGCCAGAGGAAAACCGACATGCAAAAATATTCTATAAACCACAACGGCACTAGCGGAGAAATCGAGCTGCTGTCTTACGAGGGGGACGCTAAGAGTTTGACGGTCGAGCGGGAATTGACCGGAATAGATTCTTTTGGACCTAAAATGGTCGAACATGCGAAACAGACCTCCCTCGACGAGTATGCTAAATTTAAAAGGGAGAACACCAGACAGAGCTATGCGGAGTACGTACAGAATATTGTTAAACTTGTTGGGACTGTAAATAGCACACCTATAGTTTTAGCAGCAGCTTGGTTGAGCGGAACGGTAGACTTAAACATACGGAGTATTTCGGATATTTACAAGGTCTACGGGCTGCAGGTCGCTGCGATAGTGGATACCGTGAGTGTTTTTTGCGTAGAGGGTCCTGCCGAAAAACAGCGAATCGAAGAGATTCGTAAGTGGTGGTACTGCGGACTGCAAGACGCTAAAACCGTAAAGTTAGCGCAATTAGCGGTTAATCTAAGCACAATGCCTTTTTACAATCGTAACTGCACGGAGATACTCACAAGCCACGCTTTAGATTTGGTGGGGGGACCCTTGAAAGACGGGAATCCCTATTTGGTCGGAAGATTAAATGCGGCGGTGGATCTTGCATTGGAGATAACGAGGTCTGAGAAATACACTATGCGAAGTGGCTTGTGCGACCTTCGCGTAGTTAAAAACAAACCGTCTTCTAAAGAACTCAGTCCTTCGGAATAGCGCGAGTCCAGATTTCTGATATTTCTCAGTACAGACCTATGGGCTTTTCCAAAAACTTCTGACACTATTCTGGACGATGTTTTAAGCTCATTGTTTACCAGTAACGCTTCCATAAACTTTTACTCCGAAGTGCTAAAAATTAACAGTACACGGTGAAAGATCTCACTACGCAATACCGGAGGTTGGTATACTCTTTCAAAAAGCAAGCATTTGTGATATACAACTGCTAAATTGGAGGCAACGCATGAACGACTATAACGAATTTGACTACTTAGAGCTTTACGACCACGCGACAGGTGGTGTTGAGGAAGCATACCCAGTTTACGAATTTGGTGGTGGCGCGAAGGTTTTCATGTCAAACTATCAGGGAGAAGGCGTTTACGGAAAACCGTTTCCATACGCCGCAGATCCAGACTTAGCAACCAACACAAACCCTTAAAGCATGGCTAAACTCGAAAATATCCGCAACAACTCACTCTTAACAGACTCCCCAGAAGAGCAAGCACTCGCCGCTCAAGCGTTGCGCGTCTTGCTAAGGCACTACCCAGGCTATAAATGGGGTGTCGAGTTTACACGCGCAACGGAAGCGTCTATAGGCAGTATGCTTATCAGTCTTGTAGACATACCTACGGAAGTAAAGTATTTGATCAATCCGAAAGATCTTGATCGAATCGAGATGAAATCAGTTATGCGGGGCGGGGGTGAACTTTTAGAGGCTTTAGGGTTTGTGGTACGGGGGGCAAGAGATACGGACGATGTTCGGTCTAAGATAAACACGCCTAACGGATTGATCTTACCCAATGTGGACGCCGTACCGGACAACAACCCAGGGTATGAGAGAATAAAAGCTCAGCACAATCAATTTAACGGGACGTAAAATGCCTATTACCACAGATCCGCAAGCGCCGCTTGAAGGCGCGGACTACAGACCGGCGAGGGGTTATCAAGCCCCTGTTAAAAATGCGGTGGACAGCATGGGCGCTGTCAACGTCACTTCAATAGTGACGCCGGAGCAGAGCAGAGATCACCAATACTGGGTCACAATAGCGCGAAACGCCTATGATTCTAGCGAAACGTGGCTGCAGGCGTACCAACGGCACATCTGGAACCGAAATTTAGCGCACTACCGTTCCGATCACGCCCCAGGTTCACCGATCACGCTGGAAGGCAACAAACACCGATCTAACTATTTCTTTCCGAAAAGCCGAACTCTTGTAAGGGACATTCAAGCCTCTGCTGCTGCCGCCTACTTCTCTAACATGGACGTAGTGTCCATAGAAGCGGTTGACCAAGACAGTATCATGCAGGTCAATGCCGCCAGTTTCATGAAAGAACTGCTCAATTACCGACTGTCAAACACGATCCCTTGGTATCAGACTATTCTAGGCGGGGTGTCTGAGTCAGCCGTAATGGGTGTAGTGGTATCCCGGCAGTCTTGGGAATACGACTACGAGGATGAAACAGTAGACATAGTAGACGGGACAGAGTACTACAAAACCCACGTTATTACTGACGAACCAAAAGTAAAACTAATTCCCACGGAAAACATCCGTATATCGCCAGCCGCAGACTGGATAGACCCCGCGAACTCATCCCCCTACCTCGTAGAGCTTATCCCGATGTTTTTAGGGGACGTGCTAGACAAGATGGAGAAAGGGGACGATGCTAAAAGCGGTGAGCCTTCGTGGAGGCGCATTCCTGCAAACGGATTGCTTTCGGCAGGCAATAGGGACAACATAGATCCGACCCGCCGAGCAAGATCTGGAAAAGTGGACCCGAAGGCCAACATTACGGAGGTGGATAACCGTTTCCGCATAGTGTGGATTCACCGGAACATTGCAAGAGTCGGCGGTAAAGACTGGCTGTTTTACACGGTAGGCACTCAGATTTTACTGTCAGACCCAGTTCCGCTCAGCCAAGTTATCCCGTGGGCTGGTGGAAAACGTGATTATGTTATCGGGTGCATTGAAGTGGAACCGGATAGAGCGGTTCCCGAAAGTCCCGTAGGACTCATGTCGAACATGCAGCGGGCGCTCAACGAGTTAAAGAACCAACGGTTTGATAACGTAAGACAGGTTCTTAACCGCCGAATGCTGTACCGATCTGGAGGACATGTTGATGTCAGAGCGTTATCACGCAACACCCCAGGCGGTCTAATCGGTGTTTCCGCTGCGGGCGCTTTAGATTCCCACGTATCGCCGCTACCGGTGCAAGATGTAACCGCTTCCTCCTTTCAAGAGGAAGACCGAATGAACTTGTCGATTGACGACCTAACAGGGTCCACAACAGGGTCTACGGTCAATTCCAACCGCCGAATGCACGAAACAGCGACCGGCATGAACTTGATGGCTGAATCCGGCAACAAGGTTCGGGAGATGGAGCTTAGAACCATCACTGAAACATGGATAGAGCCTGTTTTGAGGCAGTTGGTGCAACTTATAACCGAATACGAAACAGATGCAACTGCGATGAAAGTATCCGCTAAAAAAGCGGGGCTTCAAAGAGTTTACAAAGAGTTCTTTGCACAACGGTTCTGCGTGTCTGTAAACGTAGGTATGGGGTCTACAAGCCCAACACAACGCTTACAGAAAATTCAAACAGCCGTAGCTACCGTAACACAGCTTATACCAGACGCAGCGCAAGCTTTAAACGGTGCAGAACTGGCTAAAGAGATATTCTCGCAAGCCGGATATGACAACGGCGACAGGTTTTTCAACTTTTTAAAAGTCCAGCAACAGCAAGATCCCGCTGTACAGCTTAAAATGCAAGAGATTGAAAGTAAGAATCAGATTGAGCAAGGCAAGCTGCAAGTTGCGATGATGAAACTCGAACTTGAGAAAAGCCGACACGAACTTGAGCTGCAAGAAATGCGCGAGAACATTAAACTGCTTATCGCGAAAACGTCTTCTCAAAACGTTACCAGCGTTTACGAAGCTGCTAACACCGCTGCTGTTATTGCTCAGAACCCAGGATTAGCGCCCGCAACAGATGAGGTCTTGAAATCGTCCGGTTTCGTCGATCACAACGGAGCGCCAGCTATCACGCAGCCTCCCGTCATGCCTGCGCAACCACTTCCTCAAAACTCGCATCCTAATTTTCCACCAAACCCGGATGTCGGAATTTCAGCAGGGATTAATAGCTTATGACAGATACCGCAGGCGTCTACGCGACAGACCCGTTAATGCAAAAAGTGCAGATCGGGGTTCACACAGAGCATTTCATTACGCGAGATCCGGTAGGAAAGCACCTTCTGGAAAAAGCAAAACAGAGCCGAGAGGACGCATTAGAGAGATTGGCTGGAGTTGATCCGACCAATGCCAAATTGGTGGCGGCGTTGCAGTACGAAGCTCGCATACCCGAACTGTTTCTACACTGGCTCGATGAAGCTCTGGCTAACGCAGAAGCTGCAGAGGAGCAAATCCGAGCTGAGGATTTAGCAGCTCAACACTATGGCGATAGAGTTTATTCTATCTGAATCAATAACTGTTTCTTGACATGCTATACTTAATTTAGTATCAATGTGCTAGTCGATACTAACATGTCGAGAGACGCAAGTACCTAAAGGGGATAACTGACATGGCTGATAACACTGCCGATGGTCAAAAAGAAGAAGCGAACAAGGATGAACCTGCTCGCGACTTTTCCAAAGACCAAAACGCTCAAAAGCGTTTGAAAGCGGGAAAAAGAAGCTCGCAACGCAATGCGGGTAAACCAATAGACTCCGAGGATAAACCCGAAGAGCCTGCGATGAGTACCCAAAATCCCGTTCAAGCGGAACAGGACAAAAACTCTATCGAAGCGGATATTAAAGGCTTTGAGGAGGGTGGCGAAGTTCCTGAAGATAAGGAACTGCAACCGGCACCTGCACCGACCACACAACCACAAGTTTCGGGCGACCCGGATATTGACGCGATTACGGCGCAAGTTAAAGGCTCTAACTATAACAGCAACGCCGTGAAAAAGGCATCTGGTAAGTTAGCGAGTATCCTTGGATTTGCGGAAGGCGGAGAAGTCGAGGGCGAAGGTATCGTGGCCGAAACGCCTCCTGGAATGTCAGGTGAAAACGAAGGTGGCGGGATTGTAGAAGCTGCGGCCCACGAGAAGGAAGAAATTCTGGAAACGCCTACCGATGAGCAGAACGAGTCGCCTATTGAGCAAGAGCAAGAAATGGCTAAAGGCCAGGAAATGCACACGCCAACAGGGCAAGACATTGGCGAGTACACTTCACCGGAAGGCGCGGCACACGACGATCTGATAGACGCCTATCACGATGCGATCATGTACGGCAACATGGAAGAAGCGAAACAGCTATACCGTCAGTTACAAAACCACCGGTTTGCGGAGAACGCGCACCGTACCAAGATTGACGGTAAAGCCGTGCAGGACGAAAACGACTACCTCGCTGCAGCCGAAGAATTGGCAGCCGCGCATCCTGAACTGGGAGAGGATGGCCTACCCGCACAAAAAGTATTAGCTATCGCAGACATTTACAGAAACAATGGTTCGAGTCCGGCTGACGCTTTACGACAAGCTGTTGCGGATTTGTACCCAGATGCCGCGAAAGCACCAATGGCGGAGCCTCCTATGGGTGCACCGCCTGAAGAAGTTATGGAACCGGCTCCTGAAGCTGCTGCTCCTGAAGCTGCTGCTCCTGAAGCTGCTGCTCCTGAAGCTGCTGCTCCTGAAGCACCTGTTCCAACGGAGGTGGAAGTTCCAGATATGGAGGATAGAAACGTAAAAAAACGTGAAATCCCATCTACACCCGCGTCTGCGTCGGCAAAAGAAATGCCGCCAGAGCCTCCAAAAGCGCCTAACAGAAGTGATGCTATCACCGAAATGAAGCGTAAAAGAGGGCAAGCTTAGTATTTAACTTGTCGAGAGACATTTAACTTGTCGAGAGACATTAATTTAGAAGGTAAAAAATTATGAGTGGTCAAGTTTGGGCTGTTGCTGACGAAGGCGGGTATATGTGGGCTCCGAATCTTTCGGAATATTTACGCCTACAAAACCTTCCTATTGTAAAGTTTCGTCAACTTTGTGATGTAAAAGAGAATGATGCCGACGGCAAACCGTTAGTAGGTAAAGGTCGCGGCGAAAAATGGTATTGGAACGTCTATTCAAAATTGGCAACCAAAGGTCGCCAGATTGATGAGACTGAAAGAATGCCTGAATCTGGCTTTAAAGTCACCCAAATGTTCGGAACTATCACCGAGTTTGGTCAAGCGGTGCCCTACACCGGCAAATTGGATGACTTATCTGAACAGCCCGTTAAAGAAATCATCAACAAATTGTTGAAGATTGACGTAGCGGAAGCGTTCGACGTGGCGGCTTGGTCCGAGTTCAACAAAACACCGTTGAGAGTTTCACCTACCTCTGGTACGTCAACGACTTCAGTAGATTGGACTGTTAATGGAACCCCGAACACTACCAACAACGTAGCCTTCGGTAAAGGTCACGTAGAGCCGATCGTTACTCAAATGAAAGAACGCGGTATTCCAGCGTATGAGAATGGCGACTATTTGGCAATCTCACGTCCGTTTGCATTAATCCAGTTAAAATCGGATTTAGAAAGCATTCAACAGTACTCCGAAACCGGTCTAGTGATGCTGAAAAACGGTGAAGTAGGGCGTTACAGAGGTGTGCGCTTTGTTGAACAAACGCACATACCGCAGGGTGGTGCTACGGATTCAACCACGTTTAACGCGCAGACAGGCACAGCAGACATCTGGAACAACGCGAAATCAGATTGGATCTTCCTCATGGGTAACGACACCGTTGCAGAGGGTATCGCGATTCCAGAAGAAATTCGCGGTAAGATTCCAGATGACTACGGTCGCGGTCGAGGTATCGCTTGGTACGCCCTCGAAGGTTTCGGTTTAAGCCACCCTAACCAACAAGATGCGCGGATAGTTAAGTGGGACTCAGCAGCGTAAGCAGCGGGTTACAAGCATAGTGGCGGGTAAACTCCGCCACTTTTTAAAAAGTTTTTATAAGAGGAACAGCAATGTCTTATAGCAATCCAAAATCTGTAACCTACTCTCGTACCATCGGCGTCGCCAATGCTACTTGGGCTGTTACACCACCTCCAGGCTGCACACAATGCCGAGTTCAAAGCATTAACGCTTCTCCAACTACGACTTACAATGCCGTTACAACTTCTGCGAAAGTACAAGTCGGTGTCGCTAATAACTTAGCGGTCGGCGGAGCGTTGGACATCGGAACTACGGCAGCGGGTTCGGCAGCGGGGTTTTCTGTAAACAAAGGTGTAAACCCTTTGATTCCGTTGTTAGACGTATCAGGTACAGCGGCAGCCGCTACCGTGAGTACGGCACAAGCGGCTATCGTGTCTAACGGTCCAGTTCTAATTACGTTTGTAGCGAACACGGGTGGTACGCCTGCCGGTGCGGGATCTATTGATGTAACACTGGATTGGTTCTAAGCGTATAATAACTACGCGAACACCTTTCATAAGCAGCAATCAATTAGGAGACTACAATGGCTGACTTCAATCATGATAAGTATCAGAAATACCACGGGCAACAAGGCGGAGAATCCGGCGCGTCTGCCGGTGTTCAAAGCGGTTTATCCAGCGTTGAGAAGATCCCTAGAGGATCGTCTGAACCAGAGCAGCAAGGTCACGGTGTGACTTTCCGCCAGAACGCCTCTGAGGAGTCTGCGGGCGCTGACATGGGTAAAAACTTCAAGATCAAGTATTAAAAAGTTATGAACCTGTCTATAGCGTTGACTATCGACTCGCAGCCTGATGAAAATCAGGCTGCTTCACACAACCCTTTAACAGAAGGATACCTCGCGGAAGGGTGCGCCTCAGATCCGACCGGATCAGCATGCTATGACGTGTCTGTAGAGACAAGCTACGGCAGCGGACGAAGATTTGAGTACGAGGAAACTAACACCATGACCAAAGTACCTTCGAGGCATAGAAATGGCTAAGAAATTAGATTATAACACTCCGTTTGCTACGGTTCACGGAATAGGTAGCGCCGCTGCGTACTCGCAAAACGGTGTGTACTTTAACGCTTCAGGTGTAGAAGTAGACCTGGAAACCGGCGAAGAAGTATTCGACGAGGGGTCAGCTCCAGACGCCGAAGCCGCTGCTGCCGAAGCCGCTGCTGCCGAAGCCGCTGCTGCCGAAGCCGCTGCTGCCGAAGCCGCTGCTGCCGAAGCCTCTCCGTCAAAGAAAACCAAAGCGACTGTCACAAGCGCCGATGTAATTTAACGGCGTACTGCTACTGTAGTCACCTATCGACTTTAAGTAGGGTAAAATATCAAGTCGGGAGACACCGTATCAAGAATATTTGGAGCCGATAGATGATTACAGTAGCAGACTATATAAATAGGGTTAGGGTAAGATTAGACGATGTGGACGCAACGCCCTATTTGTGGTCCGATCAAGAAATAGTAGACGCACTCAACGATTCTTTAATCGATGCTGCACTCAGAGCGGATCTTACAGTTCAGATGAACTATCCGATCCCTTTCACACAAGTTTCCCCCGGCGGTGCGTGGAACGATACCTACGCGCTTCCAAGCCGAATCACCGACATACGCTCGGTACGTCTGGCCTCAAGACCGGGAACAACGCTCACAAGAGCCAGCGTTCGACGCAACGAAGCCTTGTACAATGGCAGACCAACAAGCTCTGCTGCACACCCCCTTAGATATTTTCCAGACATAACCCTTGCTGGTAAAGGACTAGACAAAGGACTCTTAGTCAGGTCGATTCAGTTCTCCCCAACACCAACCGCAGCAGATACAGCCCTCGTAGATATAGCCAGACTTCCTGCGGAGTTATCGCTAGACGATCTCGAAGGTATTCCAGAGATAGACGCGATGTGGCAACCGGATTTAGTTTACGGCATTACGGCACGGCTGCTGTTGAAAAACGACATGGAAACGTACAAACCAAAGCAATCCGAGAAAGATTTTGAAAAGTTTGAAGGTGTATTCGGAATGCGAGTTCCGGCGTCTGTACTTAGGGAACGGCAAACGGACGTACCTAGAGAAATGATTGTCTACTAAATAAGGATTTGAAATGGCAGATATGCAAAATGACCATGCGGCGCGAATAGCTAGTTTGGAGCATAAGGTAATGACGGTTGATAGAACAGTAAATGAGATACGCGATCATTTCAGCGAGTTTATGTCTGAGATGCACGACCAGTCTACTATGCTGCAGCGATTGCTTACGCAGTTCGATGAGCGCGAAAAGCGAGCGTTGGAAATGGTTCAGGATCACCGACAAGCGTTTGAGCGGTTTGATACGCGCATTCAAGCATCCAACAAAATGTTTCAAGAAATGGCGATAGATAAGGCGTGTACAGATGCCAAACTTAATCAAATTGAAAACTTTCAAAAATTGTTTGGCGCTATCAGCGTCGGGTTAGCCGTAGAGTTTATAAAGCGTCTACTGGACAACGGAAACTAAAATGCCTAGCGGAATTGGTAAATTCCGAGGCGGATCCGGTATAGTTTTCGGAATGGCGCAAGCCAACCCACGGAGACTTCCCGGCAGCACTCAAGTAACAGCAGACACACGTTTTGACCAGTTTCCAGGCACTCGATTTTTTGATGTCGTTGGAACGGAAGCGAAAACGGCGTATGTGACGGCGGACATCGGAAACGGAACCGTAGCGCAATACAAAGCCGCAGCCAGCGCCGTTGTAAAAACACCTAAGACTGGAGAGCTTAGTGTCGCCAATATTCGTGGCGATTATCAACTATCTAATACTAACGACGGAATGTCTTGGGAAGTGGGTAAGAAAAAACAAATAATTTACCTACGCGGCCTGAAGTACGACATTTCTGCGGCCATAGGAGCCGACAAAACAATTCGCGCCGCGTACCGAAAATCGGATATATCCGCGACAGTCCTTACAGTCAACGAGGAAGGGGTGTTCAGCGTTTACGACGTGAAAGTGATAGACAACACCGCTACAGCGTACACGATAGGCATAACGCCTACCGATAACACTGGTCGCGATGAGACGGATGTTAAGCAGCTTTACTCGGCTTTTGTAAGCGGCACACAGCTCGTTTCAATCGAAATACGAGCGCAAGCCTCCGTCATAAACTTGTTTCAGCAACAGAAAAGCGGTAACTGGCTATTCTCCCAGGAGATAGGGCGTATAGAGACCGTAACAGCGGACTCTACGCTTCACGTTCACAGAACTTCAGCAACCATCGGGACAGCACCGCCCTCCAGCGGACAACTGTCGTACACAATTTCTTCCTCGACGATAAGCTCTGGAAACACGGTGCAAGACGTGACCACTCTTACCGGAAAGCGAATAGTAGCCGCAAGAGCCGGACACAACCAGATCGCGATACTTGTAGAGACTGTGGACACTACTTGCGACCACGATGTGAGCAGACCGGCTTACGCAGCCGGATATTTCATGTGGCAGTATTTCCACCCGCTGTTTGCGATGGGTTTCCGCGTAGGGCAAGCATACGATTGGCGGATAAGCACGGGCGCTTACGACTCAGGGAAACTGATGGATAAGTGGACAAGGCACTCCGCGCCTACCTACACGAGGCATCTGTTTAAGTTGTCAACCACTACAGTCAACGGCGCTACGCAAACCGAAGTAGAAGAGACGATTGGCATACCCTTTTCAGGGGGATCGCTGGATTCCGAAACGTCCTTCTACTACCGCTACGCCAACGTGAGCTACCAGTCCAGTAATGTTAACCAACCGGTTCCTATGGACACTACAGCAGTGATAACCACGTTGCGAGCGCGAGAATACTCTGAGAATGCGTACAAGTACGTGCGAACCTGGGACAACTGCATTCGATTTTACGCAGCCGATCCGCTATCCGACACATACCTTTACTTTAAAATGAACGGAACGCTGGACACCCACTTCCTGTCCTACGAGCAATCCCCCGTATTCACACCGGATGAGGACTACCTTCAACCAAGCGTAGGGGCGAACGCAACCCTTTCCCTCGTGGTAAGACGCGGCGACCAGGAACACGAGTATCTTTCCAGACCGCTCGATATGCAGGTTGGGGTTTCGATACCGAACAGATCAGATATGCACTTTGAACCGCACATGGTTTACTACACGCAACCCCAACCGAAGTCCGCAGGACCGCTAACAGGGTATTTTTCGACAGAGAATATAAAAATAAACAAGTCAATAAACCTGTGCTTTTCGGGACGCTACACCGCTACAGATTCTGCAAAAACGGGTTTTGCGGTAGATTTATCCGCGCCTTTTGACGTGCCAGATTTTGACTACCCGATCCTATCTTCGGATGCTCGGTATATCTATTTCACAGAAGGGTCTATCGTGTTTCCGGCGGGTACTGTTTTGCTTCCGCGAACGTTCTTCGAGTCATGGCGACCTAGCGTGGCTAAAAACGGAGATCCAGAACAGCCCTTTGATCCTGACGCTCCGCTAGATTTAGAATTTAGAAACTTTGAAGATCGTCACCGACGAGCAAATAATTTCAACGCAGCGAGTGCGGACGTAGAACTCGTAGAAAGAGACATTCCTCCAGAGTGGCCGGATATTCGCGGGTGGGGGGATTTCAGGCGTCGCGGAGGGTTCACTAACTGGGAGGACGCGCAGTTGAACCCGTTTGTTACACAGACTTCGAGTGGACAACCGCCATCAACAACGTATAATTTTGTAACTTCGGGAAGCACTTACCCGCCACCTATTACCGTAATGGAGGATTTTTAGACTGATGAGCTACGACATATCCGTGAATATCACGTCGAAATCCGATAGCACTGGGTTTACGATAGCCGTACAGAGTACGACAACAACAACGCAAAACTCAACAACGACTACTGTTTCCGAGGATTCGGATACTTTGTCGGTGGCCGTGTTGACGGCGCTGCTAATACGGGCTGCGGAGACAAACTAGATGTTAAAGTCCCTATCTTTTCAAAGTTCCAACAGCTCGTCGCCGATCATTAAGATGAGTATCACTTATATCAACTCGAATGGCGATGAAGTGGTGTATAGAACTGAATCCGTTGGCACTGTACAAGATCCGCTTACAATCGCACAGATAATTCTCAGTTTGATAGGAACGCACCTTTAACATGGCTGAAATAAAAAAATTTCACGGACTTATAAACACTACGGATGAGGAAAAACAGAAATTCGGCGCGTTGTCGGTTGCTGAAAATTTCAACATATCCGCATCAGGCTCTCTGTTTAGGAGAGACGGATTTACGCAAGAGGTGTCCGCAAGCAACATTACGAGCAGCTATGGGACTACAGACCTCCGCTATATGTACATAATTAACAACGGCACCCTTATGTATTTCGACGGAGCCGCGTTCAGAGCAATAGCGTCCGGGTTTCCCGATCAACACGCCTTTTGGTGTGAGGAATCTCCGAACAGCCTGTTTGTTGTGTCAGGAACTACTTACGCGCACATTGAGAATGCCAACGAGCTGACACACCTAACCTCGTTGCCAATGCCAACGGGCGATTTGGATGAGCTAGCGCTCTATACAGAGAGCTTTCCTCCAGACGATGTGTTGGCGATAACGTTCCACCAAGGAAGCGTGGTCATGGCAGTATCGACCGGAACAAACACCTCGCGAATCCAGTTCAGCGTACCCGAACAACACCATCTGTTTTACAAACTTCATAAACGGTTTGAAGTACCGGATAGAGTGGTAAGTATTGAGTCTGTTAACGGGCAGCTTCTGATCGTGTGTTTGAGTAACATCTACGCTTTTTCAGGGGACTCCGGGCTTTCCGCTTTAGCGGATTACGGAGCTGTGCCTGGGAAACCGATAGCAAAATTACCGGAAAGTAAGTGTTTTATCGCAACGACTAGAGGCATCGCGATCTACCCTGATTTTAAAAATATTACCGAAAGTACGTATTCGTACCCATCGGGTAAAGGTGCATCCACAGCCACTTACGATGTTCAGGGTGAGAAGTTTATTCTGTTGTGTACGGATGGGGCTGGCGAACCTTATAACGCTATTTGATTTTTTAATATATAATTAACCTATCTGCGAGACGCAGTTACGTTCCGAAAACTGGAGACTTTTATATGGCCCTTTCATACTCGACTGGTCTTGTCCACAACATGCTTAACACCACTGCTAACGGTGGTAAGACATTTGGAGAGGCTTTTAATAACGGCGTTGTTCTCATCTACGGTGGGACAAGAGCCTCTAACGCTGACGGTGCGGTTGGATCGGCTCCTTTACTGGGGATGGCGACTTTAAACGGCGGTGCTTTCACACCGGGCAACGCGACTAACGGTCTGCAATTTGGAACCGCTGCCAACCGAACTATTGACAAAAGTTCATCTCAGGTTTGGCAGTTCACGGGTCTGGCTACAGGCACAGCGACATGGTTTAGAATCGTAGGCAACGCTTCTGATAACGGTTTAGCAAGCACCTCGCTTCCCAGATTAGATGGCACGATTGCGCCGTTCGGTGGGGACATCACTTTGCGTGACCCGTCAATCGTCTTAGACAACGTTTACACCATCAACCAAGCTCTGCTTACTTGGCCTGCGCTGTAAGGTGACGTGATATGACTATCAAACGATCTACGGGGCTTGTTGACAAGCTTAACGGCGTCAAAACGAACAAGATTATAAACGGGACGTTTGAATCCAACGCGCACGATAACTGGACTGAGAACGGCTCTACTACTTTAACGTCGCCTGCTGGCGGTGTGACAGGAAACGCTTTGACGGTGGCGAGTCCATCCGGCACAGCGGGATCTGGGTATCAGGACATCACAACAGTAGTTGGCAGGATCTACAAAGTGAGCTGGAGTTTCCTGAAAGGAACCGGCGCATCAGGTAGTTTCTTGGTTGGTACAACCGGATCGCCATCGAGCATTCTGAACGTAGCCGCAATGACGGACGCAACGTGGACTTCTCGCGAGAGGGCTTTTATCGCTACCGCAACGACAACTCGCGTAACTCTGCAAAGTGACAGCACGACAGTGGGTGAAACGGCGCGTTTCGATAACGTGGTTGTAGAGGAAGTATTTGACGGGCTTGTGGACATCTTTAAAGGCTGCCACATAGACCTGTACACCGGCACACAAGCTACTAATGCAGACACCGGCGCTTCCGGCGCAAACAAACTGGTCACTGTCTCTATAAACAGTACTGGTACTGGATTAACACTGGACACCTCCGTAAACGGCGTAGTAAGCAAGCCAAGCGGAGACGTTTGGAGCGGTGAGATTTCACAGTCCGGCACGGCAACGTGGTTTCGCTGCTACGAAGCCGGTGATGACCCGACCACTACTAACTCTACTGCAGCGCGTTTTGACGGCACGGTAGGCACAGCGAGTACGGACATGGTGGTTGGCTCCACCTCGTTGACGGCTCTGTTGACGTTTACCGTTAACGGCTTTGCGTACACGGCGACTAAATAATGCTTCCTGTAATCGTCAGATCGAATGATGTAGGCGCAGCAACGATGACCGCGCAAAAAGGATCGCTTATCGCGGTACTCAAGCAGGTGCTTGTGAACGGCGTGACGCCTAGATCCTGCACCATTACGCGGTCTGGTTCTGTCGCTACGGTCACGTTAAACGGTCACGGCTTCGCAGCCTTTCAGAACATAACGATCTCTGGAGCAAACCAAGCAGACTATAACGGGCAGTTTCCAATCACGGTTATAGACGCGAACACGTTTACGTTTAACGTTTCGGGTTCTCCCGTCACACCCGCTACGGGAACTATCACCGCTGGATTGCAGGCCGCAGGCTGGACGATAGCTTTAGAGGACGCGCCGAATTTTAAGATTATTTTCAGAAACGACAGTGTAAACGGTAGCGGAAGGTACTTTCGGTTTCAGGAGGACGGCTACTGCTCGTTTGATCCCGGCCAAACGTCTTTCTATCGAGCCAATACTTTCACGCACATGGCGCATTTGTGCGGTTGCCGGAGCTACTCCGACATCGATACACCCGTATCGCCTTTTCCAAGGGTGCTAGCGGGAGGCACTCTGCACGATAACTACGCTTATGGCGTAGGCATTGCGAAATCGTTAGACGCTACGAGTCCTACTAACGCAAGACCTTGGATGATAGTAGCGGATAACCGAACTTGCCACATTTTCACGACTTCCGCTACGGTTGCAAGCACATCGATGCCAACAAGCAACTCCGTGCCAAGGGATGAAAATCGTCGCTGCGTAGTGTCTTTTGGTGACTTCAGGTCTATAGCGCCAGGAAACGTGTCTCTAGCGCAATCTTTCGTGATGGGCGGGGAGCTTAGATCCTTCAACGTAGCTACTGGCGGATCAAACGAGGGTAACTACAACGGTTCTGGACACCCCGTGCTGAGACCTAGTCGGACGTGCTACTTAGACTCTAGTTTAGAAAACTCTGCAAATACGGTGATGGGTGCTGTCAAGTGCGAGTACAGCCAAAATACTACGGAAGCTCCATACTGGTACGGCGGTAACTGCTTGCCGACAGTGCTTGAGGGTGAATACACACATTTTCCAAGCCCTGCTAATTTAGACTTCGAAACAGAGCGCCTGTTTCTTGCGGAAAAGCTCGACGACCCTATCCGACAAAACCTTAACTCAAGCAACTTCATGCGGTACGCGCAGGGCTGGATACCAGGGCTTCTAATCAGCCCACACACAACGGAAACAACCTCTACGTACAAGATCGGACCAGAGTTATCCCTCGTAGTAGACAGCAATGGTGCGAGGTTCTTGATATACAGCCTACTGCAGTGGATACCGTCGATCTCTTTTCAAGACTCAATATCCGCTGGATTAACAGCAATCTCTCTTGACGATTGGTGGGCATAGTGACAGTTAGAGTTTATAGATCGACAGACGTATCAGCTCCTCAACTTAGCAACGCTACCGCAGGTGCTGTCGCGGCAATTCTGAAAGCGTGTTTGGTTACAGGTTACGGCTCTGGACTAGATTTGAAAGTTGGTGCAGGATGGACTCTGACGATAGATAATGGGGACGTGCTTCTTCTACGAAATGCTGGAAGCGGTCGGTATTTTCGGATTAAGGATGACGGTTATCCACAAGTCACGACAGCTACGCCTACAAACCTGTGGGCTACCATAACCGGCGCTGCGAACTATTCAGATATTGACTCTTTGATAACGCCTTTTCCAAGAACCGTTACAGGTACGGATTTGCACAGCACGACTTGGTACGGATCGCCTATATTCAGGCCCAACTACGCGTCTTGCCCTTGGACTCTCATCACGGATGAGAAAACCTGTTACTTTATTTACGACCTGTTTGCGCAGGCACAAAACTCTACTAATGCTGGGTACACGAACCGTGGGTCTAGCGTCGTAGTAGCGTTTGGAGATCTGAAACCGCTTGGCAACGTGACGAGCAACCCGGTTGCCTTCGTGCAGACTCAGAAATTCATAACCGATACACTGCAAGATACTACGGAGCTGTTTGGATACAACGCTACTATCAACGGCTTTTTAGAACACAGCTTGTACGACACTACGAAATCCACGAAATTCATACCGTTACTGGGATTCTGCAACGATCTGAACATTTCAGTTGTTCCTACGAACCAGAATCACGACATCGCTATTAGTGGGGCGTCTATATTTCCTTCTCCTATAACGGGAGGAGCGTTGTTTGAGAGGTACATAATCTGTGACGACGCATCTAATGTGGCAAGACCTGTCGCTAACAGAATAGCTAGCGGCAATCCTGTTCACGAGAAGTTTGCAACATATCCAGGAGTATACGCGAGTCTGCACGGAGTTAGAGATTCAGATCCGTTTTACCAATGCTGCGAGCCTTTTGACACGTTGAATGACGGCAATAGGCAGTATCTCATGTTGGATACTTTCTCCAGCAAGACTTTAGCTTTCGACATATCCGGACCCTGGTAATGGCAGACGTATCCGTAAGCAATATACTTGTACAGAGACCCGAAGTATCTGTAACCGTTTCAGGGGACATCGTTCCGCCGTGGCCTCACAGGTTGGCTGGACACGCTTTTGTTGAAACACAACCTATGGAAGGCTTCGTGGTGGTAATGGCACTAGACGGTCCAACCATCGTAGGCTCCTGCGAGGTTGAGCCGGACGGTACTTGGGAGATAAAAGGTATTTCAAGCCAATACCAAGACACAGAGTTAATAGTCCTCGGCATATCGCGTACCTCAACGGATAACTACGCAATCGTAAGCCGAGTCAAAACAGTAAACTAAGGAGATCAGCATGGCTGGTGTAACACCCATCGAAGGTCGCGTGGTCTTCGGCAACATGATTTTCAAGCAGGACAACACAAATCGCGGAACGGGTCTGCAACTTGGGTTGTTCACGTACAGCGGCGCCATTGACCAGAACATAACCTACGCAACGCTGGCAGCCGCAGAGGCTTCGGGTGGTGGGTATGCGCGTATTACACTGACCGATGGGAGTTGGGCGAACGCAAGTGGCGTGATGACTTACGCGAAACAGACGTTTACGGCAACCGGTGGTGATTACACCGCCGCAGTTAGAGGATACTTCATCTGTACGACAGGCGCATCACCTAAACTGGTATCCGCAGAGATCGACACGGCAGGTCCGTTTCCCATGGTCGAAAACGATACGTATGACATCACTCCGACTATTAACTTGGTGAGTGTGTAACATGGCAAGACGAGTTTTCAGATCGACAGACTACAGTGCGCCTACAATGTCAGGCACCGTCCAATCAATGATAAACTGGTTAACTGCCATCCTCGTTGACGGCTACGGCTCGCAAACACTGGCAGGCGGAGCTTTAACAGGTTCTGGAACAACCGCAACGCTAAACGTACCCATCGCGCACGGCTGGAAAACCACTGCAAAGATTACCGTGGCTGGCGCTACGCAGAGCGAATTTAACGGTGAGTTCAGCGCGACCGTTACCGGGAACAACCAAGTGACGTACACGCTTCCGTCCGCAGCCACCGTAGGAACAGCTACCGGGACAATAACTGTCAAACTCGCAGGGTGCGGCTGGACTAAACCTGTTACTGGAACAAACTTAGCGGCTTTTAAACAGGGCGCTGGTAGTAGCGGATTGTATCTGCGGGTGGACGATACCAACGCGGCATACGCTATTGTTAGGGGCTACGAAACGATGCCTGGGGATATAAACTCCGGTACAGGACCATTTCCTTCGGCTACGCAAAATTCAGGGCTTCTGTACTGGCATAAAAGCTCTACAAGTGACGCTACTGCTAGACCTTGGATGGCGATTGCGGACGAAGGGTTCTTAGCGTTTGTAATAGACATTAATACCAACGGAAATTCAGCCAGTCCTCAAGGGACGCTGCACCTGTTCGGAGATATAACCTCGTATCTTCCAGGCGATCAGTTCAAGGCGATTATAAAAGGGGCTACGACCACTTCGTTTTCGTCTGTGGCAAGCGGAAGCCCTTCAAACCAGACGACCGCATCTCAAGGGTGCTACATGGCGCGAGGATACACGCTTACAGGATCTGCGATCACTATAGGCATTCTTAATGACTACTCGAAATCTGGAAGCGGTGGGTGGGGTGGCGCAGCTTCCTCCATACCGTTCCCAAATCCGGTAAACTTCGGGCTATACTTCAGCAAGATGTGGGTGTCAGAGTCAGTAACAGGTGTTCTACGGGGTGAAATCCCTGGGGTATGGTGTCCACTGCACAATGTACCACTACCCCATTTAGAGACGTTCGAGAGTACTGGGGAGTATCCAGGGAAGATAATGCAGGCGTCTAGGATGTACAGCGCGGCTGAAATATTTTTTGAAATTTCGGACACTTAACAAGGGTGCTTCATGTCTAACATGCTCACGAATCCTACATTTGACGCCGATGTTACGGGCTGGACGGTCACGACAGGCTCGGCTTCGTCTGTGGCTGGTGGGCTGGACGGTACGAACGGCTGTAGGATAACCAACAACTCGACGACCGTGAACGGTGTTATCTACCAGGACATAACAACCGTGGTAGGCGAGACTTATGTTTTTCTTGGGTTCGGTACTTGCGAATCCACTGCGACCTGCGCTATCCAGCTAGGCACGTCTGCGAACGCGACATTGTTTCACAACGTCTCCATACCCGTAGCGAGTGGTTGGGTAGGTGTTGCAAGATCCTTCAAGGCGACTACGACCACATCAAGAATCACGCTAAGCAGTACGTTTGTGGGCGGGAACGCCTCCGCATCCTCGCTGTTCGACAAGATGTACCTAAACCTCTTATCCGGGTACATAACGGATTTTAGCCCTTGCAAAGACGGACTGAAAGGGTCTACGAAACGCCCATTCCCAGCATGGTACAATGACACCAACGCGGCTATATTCGCGATTGATATGACAGGGACGCTTTCAGGAACCGTCAGTATTCCTGGCGGTCCGTCAGCGGCAAAAAGTTGCCGGATCACTGTTACGGATAAAATATCCCGCAGGGTTGTAGCGTCTACAGCACCTGCAGGGGACGGAACTTTTACATTTACCGGACTGGATAAAACCAACCCAAACCGATATTTTGTATTGTGCGAAGCGCCAGCAGGCTATAATGCTATTGTTTATGACAAAATGAATGTGACGTAAAATGGCTTACATAGCGCCTATACCTGCAAATTTCACTTTTATAGATGGCGCGTACGTATTTCCTACGCCACTCCTTTTTAGCTACTCTGTAGGCGCATCCTCCGTAGGGTTCGCTGTCGCAAGCCCTACCGCGTACCACAGACACCGTTCAAAAGTCACAGATCTGACACTTGGGTTTCAGACCCAATCAATCACTAATCGACACCACCAATTCGTTGGTAGTACGTCTATCGGTTTTCAGCAGGATTCCGCGCACCTAGGCACAAGTAACCCTGGCGGTCGGCTAATGCTGATTGCGGTTACGCAGTACACTCCGCCACAAGGCGACGAGGTAAACCTCTACGTTGCTACAGGCACGTTCGTGTGGGCGAACGAGATTCGCCCCACCCTCGTGGCCACTGCCAGTCTACACGGCGCGGTCATAGATTCGAACGATGCGAAGGATACCGTTGCCTCAACCGCGTCTCTAACTGGATCGTATGCGTTTGTACAACAAGCGGATGATACCGTAGCGATAACTGGAAGTTTAAGCGGAGCCGTAGCCTTTGTGCAGGAGCCTGCGCCTACGCTGTATGCGGTTGGCGGAATGCAAGCCACTATGGGCTTGGTCGCTACAATGCAACAGCCTTACGCAACGTGGTTCATAGGTGGATCTGAAAACGGCTTGTACGGCAGTTGGGCTTTCAGCGCACCGACTTTACAAGGCGAGATCGACAACGCAGTTTTCTTCAATATCGTATCCGAACTGCAGCAACCTAGCTTTTCAGGTTCTATCAGTGAAGCGGATAGCTGGCTGCTAGACGCTACCGGCCAACTGCCAAGAATGGCTGGCGTTATCCACGCGAACACAGGCTTTGGTATTTTAGGCGAGTTTCAACAGCCTGAAATGGATGGAAATGTTTTAGCGGGAGATGTGTGGGGAATCTACGGTGAAATTCCGCAGCCCACTCTTAGAAGTGCGATAGTTCCGATTACTGAAACGGGTTGGTTGATAGACAGTCCGATGCAACAGCCTTCGGCAACGGGTCTGATAAACCCGGCGCTGAAACTGATCGCTGAGCTGCAACTCCCCGAATCGATTCGCATGTCCATCAGCGAACCGGTCAACTGGAGCCTAACTGCGCAGCAACCGTCCATGCGAGGATCCGCATCTTCCGGTCTGGTCTTAGCGGCTACTCTGCAACAACCTTCTCTCGCAGCCGAGATAACCAACGAGGGGTTGACAAGCAACGGATGGGTTATTCCTAGACTAGCTTTCGTAGGTTCTATAAGCGGAGGTCTGGACAATTACCTACACGCGGAGTTCCAACAGCCAACATTACAGCTTACAATATACCAAGCGGATTCGTTTGGTATAGCAGCAAGCTTATCGCAACCTGCAATGCGCGGTCTAATAGCGCCTTCACCAACGATCAGTTTAAGCTTCACGCTGCAACAGCCGATAATGTCAGGTGGCGATATTTCAGAAGGCGATTTGGGATTTGCAAATCGCATACCGCCGATGACGCTTGACGCCCGTATTAACTCACCCTCGATGGACTTTGTGTAATGGCTGCTCAAACATACTGCTTTAACTCAGCTACCGGCGCAGTCACAGTCTGGCCTAACTACGCTTTCGTAAGAGTCTGGCGTGTTGGAAATATCTATTTTGGCGTTACTAAACAAGGTGTGTTTAGGCTAGGGGGAAACGATGATAACGGCGTTCCATTCGTGTCTAAATTCAGAACTTCAAAGAATACGATGGGTACGAATGCAACCAAGCGCGTACCCTACGTTCGGTTGAACGACAGCGTATCGGGTATTGCGAGAGCTTTCACGGATAACGGATCGTCTCAAAGCACCGTTACTTTCACCAAAGCAGAACGGATAAAGTTCGGTAAAGGATTGCGCGGAAGAACTTACGCTTTTGAGATCGAGACAACTCAGCAAGGTTTCAGGATTCAAAACATGGAATTTTTCATAGAAAAACTGCAACGAGGTGTTGACTAATGACGACAGTTACGGAACTCATGCAGTCTGCACAGAGTGGTCTGGATGGCGCATCGGCGCTTGCTTCAGAATCTCTGAAAAGCATCGACGCGAGTTTGAGATTGGCAAAGATGGACGCAGCTATCCAAGCGCGAATGGTAGCTGGCAGTATGGGGTTTTCAAGATCGAACTTCATAACTGACAAAGGTATCCTGACCGCGAATGAAACCTACGCTTTCGGGCTGGTAGACGCAGTAGCGCCTATCTTACAGGCTTTAGAATCTAACCAGACTACGGCTTTGGATTTTGCGGTATCTCAGGACACTATCGCTCAGAAACTCGCTTTAGAGAGACAGGTTAAGCTGGTAGAGCTGGAAGGCGAACGCGAACGTGGCTTAGCAGAACTGGAGATTGAGCGAAACATTGAAACAACCAAGATGCTCGCGGAAAGAGATGTCGCGATAACCACTTTAGGCTATCGTAAACAGGTTTCTCAGATCCAGTTAGAAGGTAAGAAGGTTGTTGAAGTTTTCAAAACGCAACAAGCTGTCTTGACTAAAAAAGCGGTTACATCGGTAAACGTTCAACAGAAGCTGTTGGTTTCCCAGATAAGGCTGTCCGCTAAGGCGCAAGAACTCGCTATCGAGTTCGGTTTTAAGACCCAAGCGAAACGTTTAGAGTCTGAGGCAAGAATCTATTCGATGCTGGCGACTGCGGACGGCAGAATGCAGTCCGCTTTAAAGATTACTGAAGCCCGTATTCAAGCCTCAACTTTTAAAGGTGAAGCGAGTGTCGATTCTAAGAACGCGGTAAACGAAGCCCAATTAACGGCGCTTACGATAACCAACAACGCTCGTATAGCCGCAGCAAACAGCAACATAGAAGCTCGCAATAAGGCTTCTCAAGATACGTCAACTGCGCGAATACTGGCAGCGGCTAACAATACGCAGGCTCGCATTACAGCCGCGGCTATGGGTGCCAGCGTTAAGGTCAGCTTGGCCAGATACGGTGCCGAGACCGACATCTACGTGGCAAACACTCGGAAAATAGTGAACGCAGCCCGAATAGCGGCGAGTGGAATAGCACTACAAGGTCGATACGAAGCCGCAGTAATAGAGAACAACTCCTCGTTGCAAGCTATCGCTATCGGCTCAGAAGCTCGGTTTACCGCGATAGATATTGGAGTTGCTTCACAACGCATCGCTTTGAGCATTAAGTCGGATGCGGTCAGAGAAGGGCTTAACATCTCAAATGAAGGCAGTTTGTTGGCGCTAGACATTGTACAGGCCGCTAGAATTACGGAAGCCACGATTACGGCGGATTCAAAAATGTATTTAGCGCAAGAACGCGCTAAATTAGCGATCCGAGTAGGCGATATTAAATTCTCTGCGGAACAACGGGGGCTTAACGCGCTCGCAGCGGATCGGAGAGAAGCTTTAGGTATTCGCTACTCCAAAGATTCAGCGATCTACGAGGCTAAGATAGCGTACTCCGAAGTTATGCTGGCAGCGGAACTTGCATCGAGCCTGAACTTACTGGATGCGAAAACGCGGTCTAAGCAAGGTATTTACACTGCCGAATCAAACGCGGCTATTACGGCTGCAGGAAACGAAACTGATGCTCGAATTGACGCAGCGATTTTAGGGTTTAACGCTCGTAAAAACAGTCTGCAGACTTTGAGAGAGGCTTTGTTCAGTCTGGACTTAGGTACGCAGACCGTAAGGTTAAGTACCGAGAGAGACGTGGTAGGCGCACAGCTTCGGGCGAGCGCGATTAAGTTCGCTTCGGAAGCCTACGCGAGAGGACTGGAGATCGCAGGTACTGAATACAGCCAAACAATGCGTTTGGCGCTGCAGGTTCAAGAGGCTAACATACAAGCGGTGGCGGAAGCGAATATTAAGACTTCAGAACTCGTTTCGAGAGTCGCGATTGATAAAGGCCACAAGCAGCTTGAAGTCGATGTAACCATGCAACAACAATCTTCATGGTCGTTTGAGAAAACGTTTAAATTAGGATAAGAAATGGCGCTTCCGGTTTTAGATAACTCCGCAATAGTAGCTGTCCAGAACTTCGTTCAGAATAGGCTTCTGCAGGCGCGTAACGACTCCATATTAAAAGTGGATAGTGCGCCTGATCTAGCGTCTCAAATTTTCGACATAGCCGTTCCAGGCGCAATCGCCAGACTGAACATGATTTCAGTTGTGGCAGAGCAGGAACGGATGCGCGTTGTTTTAGGCGCGGCTAAAGAGCTTCTCAGTATGCTCAACAAGATAGAGCTGGCGCTACTAGACAATCAGATAAAGCTTGAAGTCCTCCAAATACACGGGCAAATCAAAGTCGCAATGGCGATCCTACAAGGGACTTTCAAGAAAGAACTCGCAATCCTACGAGGTGAGCAAGATATTGTTATCGCAGATTTTGAAGCTGCTAAGGATTTAGAGACTGAACAAGTTCTCGCGCCGATCACACGGCAAGGCGCAATCGACATCGCCATTGCAGAAGGTCAAGGCGATCAGGCGGTCGCCATTGCGGAGCGAGATCTCGGCTTGCAGCTCGCTCGCATCAAAGGTGAAAATGACGTGAGTCTAGCCATTTTAGAAGCGGAGGTCACCAGAGAGGAAGGCAATGTTCAGAAATCCTCCATTCTAGCCGCCTCGGTGGTAGAAGCGGGGGGTATCATTCGCGAGGCGTTGCTTGATGTGAAATTCACGCTTGAATCTGCGGCGGTTGAGAAAGGCTTCAAGTTGAGTAGCGGGGCTTTAGAAGCGGGATATATTCAGACCTCAAGTGCGATTGAGGTGGGCGGAATCGCTTCGCAATCTGCCATCGAAGTCGCATCTATCGAAAATATGTCGAAAGCAGACGCCGCATCAATAATCCAATTGGCGGAGTCGGACATCGCAACGGAGATCGCAGTGTTCAACGCGCAGGACTCAAGTCGTAGGACGGTGGCCGACGTATCTGCCTCTTTAGAAGCGGATTCCATTACGACTTTAGCAAGCGCGGAAGCCGTCTTTGCAGTCAGAGAGGGTGGGCTAAGAGCTGCTCTCACGCTGCAAAAAGCAGAGGGCGAAGCGCAGTTCACCATTCAAGAAGCCAACGTCAAAGCACAAGCCGAGGAAGAAATTGCTACGGTAGAAGCTACGTTCTCGATAGACAGAGCGCAGATTGAAGCTTTCTACAAGGTGTTAGAAGCGCAGAATCAAGGCGCGAACATCGTAAAAATCGCACATCTGAACGCTCAAACGGACGGCTTGGTATTTGGCGCTGAAGTCGTAGGGGACACGAACGTGGCTTTCGCGGAAGCCAAAAACGCCCTGCGTAAGTACGACTTGGAAGGCGGGTATTTGATTACAGAAGCGCAACTCGAATCCGATTTTAAAGTGGCGTTGGCGGCACTTGATTTAGAACAGCAGCGGCTTTTAGATCAAGGAAGATTAGACGCTAAAGAGCAAGAGGTGTTTGCGGAATTGGCAAGCGATCAGCTTCTCTCAACTGTGAGAATAACGGCTATCGGTCGGGAATCCGCAATACGGGTTTCAGGTATCGCTCGCGAGTCAGACATAAATATTCGCGCTGACGATTTGAACTACGCGAATCAGTACCTTGCAGCGGGGGATAAAGCTACGCTCGAACAAGGCCAGATGATTGATCTAGCCGGAATAAAGGTACTGCAGTATGGTAGAGAAGCAGCGTACAGTAAATCGTTTGTAAAACAGGCGGCAAAGGCATCCTACGATGCGACTATTGCGGCTGCGAATGCTCAATATTCAGCCGGTATAGATATATCCTCCAGACGTGTTGCGCTAGCTAAACAAGTATCGGATTTCGCTATCGTGTGTGACGAAGTGATGCTCAAGAACGCGATTGATTCCGGCAAAGCGATTGGTGCGGCGGGGCAGATGCGTAACTATACACGTTACGTCTTAGAGAGCGAGTCTGCAGACGCCGTTAACATAATCACGCCAACAGCACCCATTCTAGGAAGCGTGTCCCCTATAACGATTGACGTATCGAACACGCAAGCTCCGGTAATAAACACCACGCCAACTATTGTCGTAGATGAGTCCATCACTTTTGAGTAAAATATGAAACCAATTAACGTCGTTCCGAACATTCAGGCGCAGACCAGCATTCCTCCACCCCCTAAAATGGGCGTAGAGAAGTTTCTCAACGGGATCTCAGATCGCGCTGTGAAAGGTTTCGAGAATGGCGGACAAGTGGGCGGCGCTGAGCCGGAACTCGTCACGGGGAAGTTCGACGCGAACAGCCACTACGAACCAGGGAACAAATTAACAACAAGCTTCGAGGCTTCCAGCACCACCTCGTTGCCAAAAGCCACAGGATCTACAACAATGCCGAACGCGACTGTTACGCCTAAAACTTCTTTTAAGACATCTGTTAATGGCATATTCGGGTTTAACAAAGGTGGGAACGTAAGCGCCGTCGAAGAACACCTTATTGGGCCTACTGACACGCAACCTGCTATGCTGACCCCAGGGGAGTTCGTCCTTCAGAAACCGGCGGTGGATAAGATCAAACAGATGAAGGGTATCGCGGCTCTAAAGAGGTTGAATCAAGGTGACGTTTACGGATTCGTCAAGGGCGGAGATGTTCCATACGATACGCTTAAAACTACTTCTAAAGCCTATAACCACCGAACTCCTACTCTGGGGGATAACCCCTCGCTGCAAACACTGAGCCAAAAATTAAGATACCCAGAGGCGTTTAAGCCTGGTGTGGAAAATGTTACTCACGGTTTTGATAAAGATCCAAGCTCTTCCAGAACATCGCCAGAGCCGCCTGCTAAACAAGCTCCTAAGCTAGACCTTAAAAACCCAGGTATCTCGCTAAAAGACGCTATAAACGTGAACACCGGCGTTTCAAGGGGTGTTTCGTATAGAAGTAACGTTTCGGACGTTTCTAAAGACCCCTTAACACAAGTGGAGAATAGAGGGTTTGAACCTAGATCCGCTACGCAGAATACGATTAATGCTAATACGGGTGTTTCCAAGAAAGGCACCAACAGCATTCCAGTCTCGGCTGCGGAAGCCGCTAAACAAGGTGGTGTTACCAAACAAACCGAGATAGCTAGCGAGAATTTCTTGAAAAGATTCGCTGAAATTACAGGGAAGGAGCTTCCAAAAGTAGCTGAAGGAGAGGGTGCGCCTGGGGTAAGATCTGTCGCCGACAAGGTGTCAGGAAACTTAAAAGGAAGCGCGGACACATTAAGTCACGCCAAAGAAGCCGTACTTTCAAGAATGAAAGACAGAAACATGCTAAAAGGTATTTCATCGGGTGCGGAAAGTTTAGGTACAAAGGCGTTGGGTTTAGCCGGAAAAGGTATGGTTGCGTATCAAGGGTATAATCTGGCAAGAGACCTGAACGACCTACCAGACTGGAAAGATAAAGCTCAAGCGGTGGCGGAATTCGGGTTGAACAATGCAGGTATGTTAATAGGTGGCGCACTGGGTGGCGCTGGAGGGACAGCCGTTCCGATAGTGGGAAACACTGCAGGTGCGTTAGTGGGGGGAACAGTTGGATATGCGTTACCAGGTATGCTGGAACACGCCGTCGGGATGAAAACTGCCGCAGACAAGGCTGAGGAGATTAGAAAGTCCCGCAGTGCGTCTGCGCCGCAAGTAGGTGATGCGTCAAAAACAGATATTAACGAGAAAGTCGCAGCGGAGAACAAATCGTTGCTGGATAAGCCGAAAGAGTACGGATCTCGGCCTGGAGTGGTTACACCTAAAGAGTTTAACGAAAAAACAAGTGGTGGGACGAGTTCCTCTCAACCCCTCGATGCGAACATGAAAGAGTGGAGCGCAGCGAGCGAGCGTAGGAATGGGCCGTCCAGAAACAATTTTGCGAACACGCCGGATGGTCAAGCGGCTTTTGAAAGGAAAGCGGCGGAATGGGCGGAAGGCAAACAGCAAGAAATTGCGGAGCAGCGTCAACGGGAGTTCGGAAGAACACCTGAAGGAAAAGCGGAAGCCGCTAGAGAGGAAGTGCGCCAAGGTATTTTTGCAGCCGCTAAACAGGCGGAGAAAGTCCTCTCTGCACCTTACCAGTTTGCAGATGGCACTGTGGCAGCCGCTACTAAAGCGCTGGAGACGGCTCAGAAACTTATCGAAAATGAAAATCAGACCGCGAATACAGCTCGCAATCAGCAAATCGCTGATGAAAACCACCGGATGAGCGTTGAGCAGCATGATTC